CAATTTTATGCGGAAAAAAATGTCTGATAAAATATTATTTTATCGCAGATACAAAATGAGCAAAATTTCTTCACGGATTTATGTTGTTCCTATTGAGGCGTTGGAAAGAGCCTTGGAAATAACCACACCTGTAAAACCCATAAATCCTCTCAAATTAGAAGAATCCAAAAAAAGATTTGGGACAGTTATTAATCAAATGAAACAATACAAACACTAATGATAAATAATATCAGGAGAATAAAATGGCACAGATGACAAGAGAAGAGCTTAAAATACAAAAGTTAGCATCTCGTAAAGGCGCTATACGTAGAATTTTTGGATTGTATGGCAGACAACCCAAAGCAACGGAGTTGATAAAAAAAGAAGAATCGCTATCACCATATGCAACGGGTGGTCTTTTTGGTAAAGGCGATAGTACAATTTCCCGGCAATATACAGATTATGTATATGGTTCTTATTTGGTAAAACATGCTTCAAAAGAACGTATCAGAGAATATTATCGCATGGCTGCCGACCCTGAAATTAACTACGCATTGACAGAAATTGTTGATGAGATTGTCCAAGAAGATGAAGACAAGAAATTATTCGTGATTAAATTCGATGAAGATGTTAAAGACCCAACGAGAGACCTGCTTATTAAAGAATTTAGGGGTTTAATAGTTGATAAACTCCGTCTAGGTGATTACAATACAGTATGGTCATGGGTATACAAATGGTTAATCCAAGGTGTAATGTTATTCAAAATAAATTTTTCTGAAACCAAAGCATCAGGTGTAGAAAGTCTAGAGGAACTCCAACCGTGGGTGGTTACAAAATATATGGTCGAAAAAGAAGTAAGCACTGCGGATAGTAAACAAGAACAAAATAAAAGATACTTCGTTGTTAAAGATCATGAAGAAGCAGAAGAAGCATTTAAATATTTGGAAGAAGAAATACTCCGAGTTGATTGCGATTATCAATATGATGGCGAATTTTTCTCTATTTTGGAATTTGCCAAAAAAGATTGGCGCAGACTTAATTTAATCGAAGACGCAACAATCATTTACAAATTAAGTCGATCTCCCCTCCGCAGGGTCTTTAAAGTATATGTGGGTAAAATGGCACCAAAAGATATCGAACGATATCTTTATGATTTCCGCCAAAGATTGAGAGAGGATATTTCTTACGATGCTGATAAAGGGGAAATAGTAGGTTTCAATCCTATTACAATGCTTGACGATTATTTTTTCCCTGTTATGGAAGGTGGACAAGATTTATGTTCTGTTGATACTATTTCCGAAAAGGAAACCAAATGGGAAAGTATGGATGAGATTCGGTACTTCTTGGGAAAAATTTACAGAGCAATGAAAATTCCTGTCGGCAGAATGAATCTTCCTCAAGAAAGTGGAGAATATACAACAGCTACTACTGGCAGCAGAGCAGGGGAAATAATGCGGGATGAAGTAAAATTCTCCAATTTTATTAAACGGTTACAGGGTAGATTTATGGAACAATTTATCCAAGAATTATTTTATCGACATTTATTTTTTCGTGGTTTAATCGATAAATTAAATTTAAAAAAACACCAAATTCAAATTAAATTCAGTCATGTTAATCCGTATTCGGAATTAAAATCCGCAGAAGTTGAACAATATCGTTCAGAATCGTTCAGCGCCTTAAACGGACAAAATCCTTTATTCTCCTTTATTTATTTGGCAAAAAGATATTTAAAATGGTCTGATGAAGAATTAAGAGAAAATTTTAAATGGTTAAAAAAGGAACAAGTTTTACTTACAGGTATCGGCGGTGGTGGTGAAGAAGGAGCTATGGGCGGTGGCGGAATGATGGGAGGCGCAGGTGGTGGAGAAGTTCCGGGAGCAGGCGGTGAAGAGGAAATATTGACAGAAACTCCTCCTGAAGAATCGGCCGAAACTACAGGGACAGAAGTAGCAGGAGCAGAACAAGCGCCTACTGCACCAGTGACGCCCGCTTAAACAATAAATAGGCATGAGGAGATTAACATAATGTCTAAGCAAGTTCTTATGGAGACGGTATCAGAAATAAAACCTGTTGTTGATAAAAAAACCAACTCAATTTGTTTTGAGGGAATATTTGGTCTTGCGGGTAAAAAAAATCTTAATGGCAGGCTTTATCCTATCGCAGTTATGGAAAAGGCTGTTAAAGACTACAATTCAAATTTCATAGAAAAACATCGTGCTTTGGGTGAACTTGATCACCCAGAAGATGCCTCTGTTAATCTTCGCAATGCAGCATTTGTCATCGAGCAACCTCTGCGAATTAATGAAAAAGGTGAAGTATTGGGGAAAGCAAGAATTCTTGAGAACACTCCAATGGGTAATATAGCGGCTAGTTTGATGCGCCAGGGTATCACCATCGGACTTTCATCGAGGGGGCTTGGTGAGATTGCGGAAAAGGAAGTTCTTGATGAAGAAACGGATGAAATGATTACAGTAAATGAAGTAAGCGATTTCAGTATTGCCTCATTTGATTTGGTTTCAGAACCATCCATAGGTATGTTCGTCAAACCTTCAGATCAACAGGAAGAATCTATTAGTAAATCAAAAGAAAAAAAAATAGAGGAAAAAAAAGAACGAAGTTTTAATTCTGGAGATTTAGTTTCGTTGAGTGAAATTTTATTCGAGGAATAAAAATATGAAACTAACAAGAGAAGATATTCAGAAGTATGGAACGGAAGAGGAAAAGAAAGTATTGAATGAAGAAATGGAAAGATATTTTGTAATGTTCCATGGAATAGGCCAATCTAGATGGATGGTTTATAGCGGGCCACACAGCAGAGAAGAAGCAACCCAAATCGCTAAAGAGTGGAATAGTAAAGCAGAAAATAAGCATTTCGCAATACAAAATAATCCAACACGAAGACCTTATAAAAATGGATTACCTAAATAAACATCTTTTAATCGAATTGTACGGCTGCGACACAGACCGCACCAATGATATTATTTTTGTCGAAAAAATAATGAAAGAGGCCGCGGGGCTTGCGGGATTAAAAGATATGACCTCTCATTTTTTTAAAGTGGGGATGAGAGGGGTATTAGTTGGTATGGATAGTCTATATATTTTTCATACTTTTCCTGAAAATGGATATGTCGGATTAGATTTGTATACGAGTAATAAAGAAATAGATAACGAAAAAGCATTAGCATTTTTGGTTCGAAAATTCGGAGCTACCAAATATTCGGCTTCTGAAATAAAACGGGGGAATAAAACGGAGGAATAATATGCCATTAACAAAAAAGGGAACAAAAATTATGAAAAATATGAAAAAGGAGTACGGCAAAGAAAAAGGTGAAAAAGTGTTTTACGCATCTGCCAATAAAGGGGCGATAAAAGGAGTACATAAAGAAGATATCGAAAAGTATGCTACTCCTGAAGAAAAACTTTTTCTAGAAAAATTCGATGAATGGGATAAAGTTCATGGAGAAAATCCAGACCTTAAAGTATTTCCTCAACCCGGAATGGATGAAGAAAATTGGGAAAACGAAGAAGAAGAACAAGAAGAATCCGCTCAAGACCAAAATCCTTCAGGTAAAAGGTGGTTGCGAAGACAAGCCTTGAAGAAAAAATTACTAAGCCGAGGTGATTATGAAGAAGGTATTTTAAGAAATAAATCCCACCCAATATCCTCCAATGCAAAGGGAGTCACTTTCACTCAACCATTTGATAAAAACGGTGAACCTCGTAAATATCTCAAAATATTATTGGGATTAGAAGAAGAACCAGGGTTGACAAAATTGGAAATTTATCGGGATATTTTAGGCAGAGATTACACCCCATATCAATCAAAAGGTCAGGATGCCGCATCATTATGGTCTCCTTTAAAAGCAGCAGGATTGATTACCATGTTGCGTAATCCGAAGACAAAAAAGGTCAACTATTTCCTAGGGCCAAATTGGGAACAATACAAAAAAGAAATCCTTGGAGAAGGATAATAATCAAAAATTTGATAAATAACAATATTTTTAACTCGAAAGTAAGAAAAACCATAAATAAAAGATGAAGAGGAGCAAACTATATGAAAAAGAAGTCAACTGAAAAGCTCGAAAAAATAAAAGCTTTATTTGAAAAGGCTGGTATTGAAATTGATGATGAGCAAGTACAATCATTCGTTACAACTTTTGAACTCCAAAAAAATGAAGCTATAACCGAAGCAGTGAAACCTATCCAAACAAAATTAGAAGAATATCAAAAAAGAAATTTCGAATTGGCAGGGGCATTGGAAGAGGCAAAAGAATTTAAAGATAGTTTTGGAAAAATGATGGAAGAAAAGATAAAACAAATCGAATCCATCAAACTTCCAGAAATCCCAAAAATAGAAGAAGCCATCAATAAAGCATTATCCGAAAAATTGAATCTTCTTGAGAAAAAGATCGCCAAATTGGATGAGGCTGCGAATAAAATAAACGAAAAGATTCTTCCCTTGAATATGGCTGAAGATTTAAAAAAAGTTACCGAAGTGGGTAATTTATTCTCAAATTACAAAGTAGAGTTTGCAAAACATTTGGTTGAATTGGAATCAGCTGAAATTAAAACATTGAAAGAGGCTGTCATTACAGCTGAAAAGAAATTAACCTTGGCAGAGAAAAAATCAATAAAACTTGAAGAACAAATAGTGAAAGAAAGGGAGAATACGGAAATAACTATTCTTCTTGAAAATTCACCATTAGAAAGACAAGAAAAAGAACATCTTTACAAATATTATGAAAAATTAGGTTACGATGAAGGCAAAACCGAAATACAAAAGTTTATCTCAATGAAAGAAAATAAAGAAAGAGAGAAACCCGTACAACGCCCCTTTATCCGAGAAAATGTCGGAGGGGTAAAACCAATGAACGAAATCGGGACATTACGAAAGGGAACACGGCTGGGAGAATCAACGTCCTTCTCTCGTGAGATTGAAGAATGGGCCGACAAAGCGGGCGTATAGTCTAAAGGAGGCTAAATTATGTACGGAGCAAGTGAACAGAAGCTGAAGAGGCTTCGCGAGAAATGGTCACGTCTTTTGAAGGGAATCAAAAATGACGAGACCAGAGACATGACTGCAATCGTCCTCGAAAACCAAGAAGGCGAAATGCGGACAACTTTACGAGAATCTACCACATCAGGTTATGGCTTTACGCCAGGCGTGAGCGGTGGAGACATCGACAAATTCCCAAAATTGATGATTCCTATGGTTCGCCGTATTATGCCACAGTTGATTGCAAATGAGATTTTTGGCGTACAGGCGATGGAAGGCCCGGTTGGTATGGCATTCACTCTACGTTGGGTGTATGGCAGCACAGTAACATGGACTGACCCAGTTACAGGTCGTGTGTATACCACAACGGCAAATGACCAGGCATATATTCCTGGTTCCACGGCAATGAATCCTGTTTATTCAGGTGACTACAACAACGCAACCTATGAAAGCTCAGCAGATGATGCGACAGCAAACACAGGTGGTTTTGGTTTGAGAAATGACCGTGGTGAAATCGTTTCAGATTTGACCTATACCGGTGCAACTCAAGCAGTTCCTACCGCTGCAGTAGGCGCAACTGCAAATCCTTATTCAGAAGGGCAGTTGAAGATTATCAACAGATTAATCGAGGCAAGAACCAGAAAGCTGAAAGCAAACTGGAGCCAAGAAGCTGTTGACGATATCAAGAAAGTGCATTCACTCAATCTTGAGCAGGAAATTGTGGACTTCCTCTCATACCAGATTCAGGCAGAGATTGACCGCGAGTTGATCTTGGCCGCATACAATATGGGAACCACAAATGGCTTGTTCACATGGGATATCGCAAGCACAGATGGTCGTTGGCAGGAAGAAAAGTATAAGACTCTCTATCACGCAATTGTCAAAGCATTGAACTATATTGGTCATCAGACTCGTAGAGGTCGTGCAAATTGGATGGTTGTGTCTTCGGAAGTCGCTTCAATTCTGTCGGCAATCAAGGCGTTTGATTACAGCGCCGTTCAGCCTATCGATGGCTTCGAGCCTTACGAGGGTGGTGAAGGCGTTGTATACCTGGGTACAGTTGAATCCGGTAAAGTGAAAGTATATCTTGACCTTTATTGGGAAGCACCCGCAAACAACGTGGACAAAGAAATCGGTTACATCCTGATGGGATACAAAGGTAAGAAGAGTTTCGATAGCGGAATTCTGTACTGCCCATATATTCCTGTTATGATGGCAAAGACTATTAGCCCACACGACTTCCATCCACTACTCTCATTGGGTAGTCGTTATGCAGTCGTAACACAACTTTTGGACACGGAAAAATATTACGCGGTAGTAAGTGTTCGAAATAGTGCTCTGTAAAGAGTAAAGTAAACTAGGAAGGCCTCTCCGGAGAGGCCTTCTTTTTTATACAAAGTTGGCGTAATATTTTTAAAACAAAGTATGATATAATATAAGTATGGGTAAAATATGTAGCCGTTGTAAACAAGAAAAAGATATCGGGGATTTTCAAAGGGATAAATCAAGTTCAACGGGGTATAAATATTATTGTAAAGAGTGTGCCAAAAAATCATCCCAGGTATTGTATAAGAAACATCATGAAAAAGTAAATACAAAACATAAAGAATGGGTAAAAAATCATAAAGAAGAATGGCAAGAATATTATAGGGATTATATAAAAGAAAATAAAGATAAACTCATCGCCTGGAAAAAGAAAAAAGCCCAAGAAAATATCGAAAGACGAATACAAAGAATAAAGAGGAACCGTGAAGAAAATATGTAACTGTTGTAAACAAGAAAAAGATATCGGGGATTTTTATACCAGCAAATGTAGCCTTACAGGATATCGAAGTTATTGTAAAATATGTGCAAAAGAAAAATCTCATACTTCACACCAAATATATTACAAAAATATGAAGGCTAAACACGATGAATGGATGGCGAATCATCCAGAACATAAAGAATACCAAAATGCTTATAATAAGGAATATCGACAAAAACCTGATTTCAAAGAACGAAATAAAGAATATCAAAAAAGATACGCCCAGACAGAAAAAGGACATGCCATTTTGCTTATAAAAAATCACCGCCGGCGCAAACGTTCTCGACTTCTAATCAACGACCTCACCTATAAACAACTTATACAAATCAAAGAAAGTCAACAAAATAAATGCGCCATCTGTCAAAGAGACTTCAACGAACAACTACCCTTCGAACTCGATCACATTATACCTGTTGCCAAATCAAAACCAGGCGATCCCGGACTAACGATGGGAAATGTACAACTACTCTGCCGCACCTGTAATGCTAAGAAAAACACCAAATGATTTGTACAAAATGTAAAAAAGATTTACCTGAAAATGAATTCCAATTTCGCATAGATAGGAATAAATATAGTACGATTTGTAAAGAATGTACTCGTGAATATAGGAAATCTTGGTGTCAATCACATCCAGAAAAAGTAGCGCAATATTCTCGTAAATGGCGAACGGAGAATCCCGAAAAGAAAAAATCATGTTGGAAAAATTGGTATAAATCCAGCCCCAAAGGAAAAGAATGGAAAGACAGAAATGCGAGAACAGAATCGGGAAAACTTATTCGGGCACGTATTCGACACAAACGTAAAGCAATTTCAAAAGAAGTACCGAATACTCTTACTTTACAAGAGTGGTTGTTAATTTTAACAGAACAAAATAATCGATGTGCGATTTGCGGAATAGAATTTACCGGAAAAATCCGACCTCAAAAAGACCATAAAATTCCTTTGACAGAAGGTGGTTCATTTACCAAGAATAATATCCAAGCTCTTTGTAAAAATTGTAATGTCAAAAAAGATGCAACATTAGAACAACGGAAAGAAAACAAGATAAAATATCAATAGTTACCCAGCTTTTGGGTAATTTTGTATTTCGTAATATTTTTCAATCATCTTCAACATTTCTTTTCTTTGCCTTTTATCCCCTACAAAAGTAAAATATCGGTGTTTACCTGCATCATATTCCACTTTCACGTCCACACCCATTTTTTTCAATTCGGGGATTGACTGTGTTCCGTATCTATGGCTCATTGTCCGTGGAGGAACTTCTTCCCCATTCACAATGTATTTTTCCGTCTTCCTACCCGTACCCGTATAGACAAAATTCAACGCCTGATAAATAGTTCCGGCATGTCCGACATTTGGATCGGCAAAAGATATAATAATAGCAGGAACTTTTGGAAATTGTCCTAATGTCTGTGAAATGAACCAAGAAACCAGATTTTTTTCTTGGTGTTCTATCAAGGACACCCTGTTTAAATCAAATATAGGAAAAGGATGAAATTTTTTATTCAATGCAATTGGCGGCATTCCGTATGTACAAGCGCCAACCATTGTTCCATCATTTTTGAATAAACCAAAGGCAAATTTAGCCCTTGGTTCACGATGAAGATAATGGTTTGTCAACATCCATTCGATTACTTCCCTTGGCCTCATTTCTTTGACGGTGTATTCTTCTGATAAATTTTCAAAAATAACAGATAAATCTTCTACTATCATAAACTTCATACCAGTATTTATTATATTTTAACATAGTGTGGTATAATATAAGTGTGATGAATAACAATATATTCAATAAAAAATGCCCGCTCACAAACAAAGAAAAAATGTATTTAATTTTACATGGTTTACGATGTACACAAATACTAAGAGATTCCAAAGGGAATTATTTGGGATTAAATCTTAAAAAATTTAAAGTCGATGAACGAGGTCACCAGCCGGGTGATGTGCCCGCCGTCATGATATACCCAGAACTTTGCGGAAATTGTATTTGGGATGATTTTGAGGTATATTTTGGATGCGTAAAATAGTAGATATGGAAATGTTTAATGATAAATGGGCCCCTGAAGTAATCCGCAATATAACTGAAACAACATATGATGATATGGAATTGGAAAAAGTAGACGCTCCTGTTTTCGTACATTTTTATAAGTCTGTTAATGGGTATATAAATAAATGTCTTATTTCTGTAAATTCATATAGACTATGTTTTAGTATAGAACAAGATTATCTTGAGGACATGGATTTTGAAGATTTTTTATCATTTTTACAAGATGAAATTATACACGAATTAAAAACCCAATGGTGGGATAAAACAACAAAAATTTTTCTCCATTCTATATCGTTACGAAAATCGATTTCCCCTGTCAGCGCTTTTCCTATGATTACTGCTTTATTACGTTTGGCAATTCTTCCTGAAGAGATGTGTTTGATGACCAAAAAAGGCGTGGATAAGTTTTTGAATAGATTTGGAATCAATGCATTTTTAAAAAAATACGAACCTATATTAAGAACAAATTATTTTGCTTGTGATTATATAAAAGAGACACATAGGGAATATAGAGATAAAATTAAATTATGGCAGACTTTACACGGAATTCAAAACAAAGTGTGATATAATATATATGATGAAGAAAAATGACATTAAATTTTTATGCGGGTGTGGTGCAATTGGTAGCACGGCCCCCCACCAGGGGGCAAATGGCGGATCGAAACCGACCCACCCGCTTATTTTAATATTGACAAAGTAAATAAAATATGATATAATATTATTATGGAAAAACCTATAATTATACCAAAAGGAACATTTTGGGTTGAAAAAGAACAAAAATTATATATGGTTCGTTGTCCAAAATGTGATGCTGAAAATTACGTTATGAACGTTGCTTTGGGTATTTGCACTTGGTGCGGATATGATGTAAACAAAGAGATATGCAATAAAACACAAAACAAAGAAAATGGATAAATCAGATAAAAGAGTAGTTGCTCTTATTAAAAAATACCCTATATTATTCAAAGAATGCGGTGGAATAGAATGTGGTAATGGTTGGTTAGAATTGATAAGTCTTGTTTGTAAAGCGTTCCAATCCCGAATACAAAATAAAGAACTTACGTCTATATATTTTACTCAAATAAAGGAAAAATTCGGTTTTCTTCGGATTTATTTTACATATAAAAAATCAATAACAAAAATTATAAAAAATCAAGAAAAAGAAAATCAACTATTTTGGGAATTACATACGTTTATTAGTTCGATTGAAGCTGTTTCGGGAATGGTTTGTGAAAACTGTGGACAAATACGAAATGCTAATTTAAAAGTGGAAACAAAACCACGACATGGAAAACAAGGCGGATGGATTGTAACATTATGCGAAAATTGTCGTAAAGAAGAAGAAAAATAATATGGAATGGAAAAAATATTTAATTTGGGCCGCCATAGGAACATCAACAATTGTTATGATACAAACTTTACAAAATTATTGGATGAGTAAAGGGGCACGTGAATCTGAAGATTACTA